CTGAGGACTTTTGAACGTATTACTAGGCTACGGTCAACTTACGGAACGCAGTTGGGTAGCGGTTGACGACTGCGGCATAGCCGTAGATGCCAATCTCGATTCGACCATTGGCAACGATGTTCGCACGAATCTGGACTGTGCCGGACTCATGGAAGCGCATCGCCATTGATGGGTAAACGAGAGCGAACTGATCGCCTGTGTAGTTTGGATCGACGACGAGATCGAGACCAGCCACGGTTCCGTTTGTCGAACCCTGTGTGATTGCTCCGGCTGCGTTGCTTGGTGCGAGAGCCGAGAACAACGGACGCTTGTCCTCATCAACTGCGGCGAGAAGCTGCGCCCATGAGACGGTTCCTGCTGCGTTTGGATGAACGACAAGACGGTTTGGTGTACGGCGCATAACGTTGTAAGAATCTGCGATTCCGTCAACGATTGCGGCGTAGATGGTCGCGCCAGATGAACCTACTGCGGTGTCGCGAGCAAGTCCGAGAGCGTAAGCATCGGTCTTTTGTGCGTAGGATGCTGCGAGTTCGCGGAGGAGGAGATCGACGAACGATGGGTCAGAACGATCAACGAGTTCAACGTTGATGATGTTCGCGCCTGCGAACTTGACGATGTTGTCCTCTTGGAAGGTTACTGCGGTGTCGGTTGAATCGAACTCATCACCCTCAGCGGTAAGCGCGACGGTTGCCTGTGCGCCTAACTTAGGTGTGAAGATCTTCATGCCGGTTGCTGGCAACGCTGCGCGCTCGATTGAGTTGATGAATGGACGAGAATCATCGATGATGCCGATTATGTCGCGGAGATAGTTCGGTGGAACTACGCCGGTGTTCTCTGAAACGGTTGCGATGTCGAGTGCTGCGACCAGGTCGCGAGCATCGGTGTCGCCTTGTGCTGCTCGCACCTGTGCGAGTGCGTATTGTCCTGCGGTGACGTTGAGATTCACGCGAGGAGCGGTGAACATTGGCGCAGACTTAGCCTGAACCTCTGTCGCCTGTGCTTCTACCGTTTCGACGGCAGGAGCAGGAACGGTAGTGTCGGACACTTGTTCTCCTTCGGTTGTTGTTTGATCCTCGGAAACGGTTGCTTCCTCGGAAACCTTGTTTTCTTCTTCGCTTGCCGCGACTTCAGCGACACGCGCTGAATCGATTGCTGGCTCGGTAACGAGCGAAACCTCGATCAACTTTGCGGATGAAATAACCATCGCGCCGTCTTGATTCGCCCACTCATTGAGTTTGACTCCAACGCTAAATCCATCGCGCAAGCCTTCGGCTGCTTCAACCAGCGCATCGGATCCAGCTGAGGTGTTTGAAATCTTGAACTTGGCTTCGATGCCGGTGTCGGTAACTTCTGCGCTAACCATTTTGCCGATTGGTCGCGTCAACTCATGCTCCAAGAGTAATTTGACGTTCTTGCCGAATGCGATCGAATCTTTGCTGAACACGGTTCGTCCGGCTGACGTATTGCCTTCCTCGCCCCATGTAACGATGCGACCGGTGAGAGTGCGAGACTCGACATCGGCTGCCGTGATGGTCATCGGGTAGTTGATCTTCATCCTAAGAGATCCTCTGCTTTCCTAACTTCCTCAACGGTCATCGCTCCGATGCCGGTAAGAATCTGGTAAATCTGCGCTCGCTCCAAAGCATTTCCACGGAGGAAATCATCAAGGTCGAAACGAACGTGAGTTCCGGCTGGCGTGAAGTCATCCATGCTCAAGCGTGACTCAATTGCGGTGAGAATTGGACGAAGTGAGAAATCGATAAGCGATCGTCGCTCGTTTGTTGCGTTTGAATACGTCATCGACGTAGATTCTGCGCTAAGGAAATAAGCAGGAATTCCGCATTGACGAGCAAGTTCCAGCGCGATGTATTGGCGCGCTTCCGATAGTTGAAGTTGCTTAGGATCAAAACCGAGAGCCTGAAGTTCAACGTCAGCATTGAGGAAAGCGGTTGCGCGATTTTGGCGTGATACCTTCCATGACTCCAAAAGTGCTTTGATTCGCTCGGATGGAAGATTAGTTCCGGTTGATTTGAGAACCATCGTCGGCAGCGGTTCTTTTGCGTAAATCTCTGCGGCTTTTTCGAGTTCAATCGCTGCGCGAACGGTGCGACCGGCACGATTGAGAAGTCCTGCGTCTGCGAGATTGTAAAACGCGATGATGGAGCCAACTCCGGACATTGGAACATCAAGCCCGTTGACTGTGTATCCGATAACTTCGGTTCCGAGCGGATTGGTGCGAACTGAAACCCATGTCGGATCGATGCGAGTCCAACGACGAACGCGACCGCCATCTGATGCGGCATACATGTCCATAACTTGACCGTAAGCAACGCCAAAGAGCCAAAGGTCTTGAGCAAGATACGAATAAATCAAAGAAGCAGGCACGCGCGGATCCGGTTGCTTGAATGATCGCTCGACTGGGATTCTTTCGCCAGTTGCGTCGTTGAATTTTTCGATCGGTAATGATCCGACGACTGATGTGATAATTCCATTAGCGCGAGCAACTGCTGGAACACTTAGCGCGGATGCGCGAGGAACTGAAATCGTGCCGCCTGCGATATTGAGTGCGGTTTGATTGACGTAAAACGGAGCCAACGAAGCAGCAACGTCAACGACGGCTTCTTGTGACTTAGATTGACCGAATAGATCGGATAAAACGCCCATTGAGTATAAAGTCTAGCATAACGGACACACATTCATAAAGAATCCGGCGGTATCCCCACCGCCGGATTCGAGCCACGCGGTATCTGACCGCGTCACGGATCAAGCGGCGTCAGCCTACGACTATGTCGATGCCGTCGTCAATCCGGGTCGCGAAGTGAGTTACCAAAGCCGAAGCCACGGCAGCGCAGACGGTCGCGCTCGATGCCCGGCGTCCGATTACCCACGATGAGTCGCCGCGTTGGTATTTGACGGCTGCCAAAGTCTGCTCGGTCAAGGTGTCTTGATTGGTGTGCTGAAGTCGCCCAGAGTTGATCGCACCTGCCCATTCGTCGCATGCTTGCTGGTAATCGTTGCCATCGACGTCATGAACCGGGATTCCTGCCGGCATAAGACGCACCGCGACGGCTGACGCGGTTTGCTTAGAGTAAGCGACGGTTTCGGTCTGGAACTTTCGCACCCACGGAGCGATGTCGTTTGCCAAAGCCAGATCATCGAGAGCAAACTCGTTTTTCCATGTCTGAAGCAGGATGATGACGAACTTATCGCCGTCGATCTTCTGAGCTGCGACCAAAGCCGCTTCCCGGCGGTCTGGCGAAAGGTCAATCCCAAGCCACGTCGTTTTCTCAGGGTCGAGGGTCAATTCCGGATCTGCGCATTGAGTCCATTGATCAGGATCGATTGCGCCGTTCAGGGTGACGACCCATTGGCAAAGCATTTCGGTTCGAATTGTGTCCGGTGGGTCACTCAAAGCCATTTTGAGGTTGTCCGGATGAATCGTGTAACCGAGCGATGGGTTTGCCTGCGCCAAGCCTTCCCACATTTTCAACGATCCGTCTATCGGCGTGTCCGGGTGGGCTGAATACTCCCACCAGCCGATCGTGTCGTCGTCCGAGTTGAGTGAAGCCAAAGCCCGGTCGCGAAGATTGTTGAGAATCACCGACGAAGCATCCCCGGCATTCGAGTAGATCCATGTTTGAGGGTTTCGAGCTGCTTGGAGCGTGTAGCGGATCGAAGCCCACGTCGCTTCGTTCTTGTATTCGCGTAACTCGTCAAGGTGGATGGCTTCGGGCTTTGAGATTCCGCGTGTCGCGTTATTGCTGGCTCGATAAATGTATCGGGCTCCGTTCATGAATTGGATCTCTTGTTCGCCATTCGCCCATCGTATTTTTTTGACTTCCCCGGCTAGTTTGGAGCCTTCGACCATATCGACCAGCCGTTTGAATGCTTCCCGAGCCGTCGAGATGGTGTGAGCAGTTCCAATTTGAAGATCATCGCCAAAGAGCATCGCACCGGCGAGGATACGAAGGATCATGAACGTGGTCTTACCGGACTGACGAGCGATCAAAAGTCCGTTGAGTGGATGAGCCCACCTGCCGTCCTCTTTGATCTTCAGGCTATGGATTGCGACGAATTCCTGCCACGGAAGCAGCGGTGTGCCGATTTCCTTACAGAAATCAATCATTTCCTGACCGCGAGAGGGCAATTCGTTGAGTTTTGAGTGAATTCGGGGTTCTGTAACACCCCTTATTCCCGATAAGTCCAGATTGCTCACGATTCAACCCCATCAACTGCCGTAGTGTCCGATTTGTCTCG